GGATAATAATAAAAGAGTGGCTGATATGTTGAAAGACGCTAAACCTGAGGCTTTTGATGTACGTAATGAATCTAATAAACAAAAAGATATATTTGATGAACAACAAAAAATAAAAAGACAGCAAGAAGAAGCCGAAAAAGAAGCAAGAGCAGAAAATAAAAGAATGGAACAACTTCAAGAAAATGCTGAAAGAGAAATGATGAGTATGCAAGACCAAGATACTTTAGAAACAGAACAACAAAAAACAATAAGGAATATTATGGAATTCTTAAATGACGATGATGAATATAATGAAATTTTCAATGCGTTAAAAAGGGGTGATATTAGTGCGGATGAATCTCGTGAAAGGGTAGATGATAGAATTGAGGAAGTAAAAGCTATTTTAAAAGAACAAACTACCGAACCAAAAAAGAGAGGACGACCTAAAGGAAGTAAAAATAAACCAAAAGATGCTGATGCTGGTGCTGCTGCTGGACCAACAACAAGAAGCCAAACGAGTGGAAAAGGAAAAATAAGCTGTGTAATTCGTAATGTTAAATGTAAAAAATAATGTTTTTTGAAAAATGAAAAGTAGCCTAAAGTTTAGGCAGAATAATAAAATAAAATATATTAATTTAGCCTAAGTGTTAGCCTAAATTAATGTTTATTTCGAGTTTTGTAAAAAAAACTTTTTCTAAGGCTAGTTATATATGCCATCATTAAGTTTAACAAGTATGAAAGATACTAAAGAAATATTAAGTGATAAAGAAAAAAGTAAAGACCAAAAACCAATAGCGATAATAAAAGGAGATGAAACTAACCCCGCTTTTAATAGTTTTCTAACTTTAAATATAAATGACAAAAAGGTAAAAGGAAAAAAACATATATATTTACCTGAGGATTTAATGTTTCAAATTCTACCAAGTCCTGACCCAAAAGCTCGTGATATTTTTTATATAGCGGGCGCTAGTGGTTCAGGTAAGTCATATCAAGCAAAGATAATTATCAACAATTATAAAAAATTATTTCCAAAGCGTAGAATATATTTAATTTCAAAGCTTGAAGAAGATGAAACATTAGACGAACTAAAATTTATAGAACGTGTAGATACAAATGAGTTTTTAGAACAAGAATATGATATAAATAAAGCTGAACCTGCTTTAATGGTCTTTGATGATTTTGAAACATTAAAAAAGCCTGTGTTAGATGCTATAATGAGCGTTGTATCAGATATTGCTACGACTGGACGCCATTTTTGTGTGTCAATGATATATATCAGTCATCAATTATCAGACTATAAAAGGACACGTTTAATTTTACACGAAGCGACACGAATAATAATATTTCCTCAAAACACAAGCAATTATATTTTAGGTTATTTATTAAAGAATTATACATCGTTAGACAAAAAGGTTATACCAACTATTAAAAAAATGGGAAGGTGGGCGTGTGTTCATAAACATTATCCTAATTATGTACTATCTCAAAGTTCAGGATTTGCTGGAGTTGATGATGACCGTGATTAATGTTAAGAAAATTTTATATATAGTTAAGTATATGACCAATAAAAAGCTTGTAGATATGTTAAAGAGTTATGCTTTATCTGATGCTGACTTACAATATATTCTAAACCCTGATACAAAAATACACACATACGACCAACTTTATAATATTAACCATTTTGATGAATTACTTGACAGTTTAGGACGGTGTATAATACTATACTTGACAGAGAACGGTAAAACGGGACATTGGATAAGCGTAATAAAAAAAGGTAATACGGTGGAATTTTTTGACCCTTATGGATATTTTCCTGACACTCAGGGACATAATTTAAATACCCCTGACGAAATAAATAAAGAATTTGGTCAGGATAAACCCAGACTTTTAGAATTGATTTATAAAGCAGGGTATAATTTAGAGTACAATAATAAACCAGTTCAAAAAGAGAGGATGGATATAGCGACGTGTGGGAGACACACCGCAAGCAGATTATTGTTTTATAAGTTAAGTTTAGACCAATACCACGACTTAATGAATAAACTTAAGGATGAACAAAATAAAGACGCTGATGATGTTGTAGTAAATTTAACTTATGAAATTTTAAAGAAATAATTATCTCTCTACAGTTATATATAAAATGCTTTCAAGCGTAAATTATTATAATCAAGATAGACACCGTGATTTTCAAACTATTTATTATAATGTTGATATTGTTAATGGAAAAACAAAATCAACAGGAAACACAAATGACCCAGTTGCTCAATTTAATGAAACCCGTGACCTTCCAATTATCTCAGATGCCAGTAAGTATAAGATGAGTATTATAAGATACACAATGGACGGAATTAAAGATTTACCCCTTTTTATTCCCGTTATAGAAGCTAACCAATCAGACCCAAATAAAACAATTTATACCATTTCTATTTCATACAAAGGAACACTTATAACACAGGCAATAAAATACCAACCAGAAGATAGTAGTAAAACTTTATTAAGTGCCATACATATCAGTCAAGACGTATATAATGAGTATTATTATGTTCATACATATCACCATTTCGTTAGTTTGATTAATAACACATTTCAAGGAATTATAAATGACATTAACACACAATCAGGAACAACATTATATCCGCCCGTTATGGTCTTTAATAGTGATAATAATAAATTTGATTTATATCACCCACAAGACGAAGACATAACCATTTATTTTAATACCAATTTATATAATTTATGCTCACATTATCCTACTAAAAGAGGAGACCAATATAATGATGATTTAGCGTATCAAATATTACCTGTAAATGAATTAGGATTAAATGAGGTAGTTTTACAAGACAATAAATATATTAAGGTAGTTCAGGAAGCAGTTAGTCTAGGCACATTTTGGTCGCCTATATCTTCAATTGTATTCACATCTAATATTTTACCAATTGTAGCGGAAGGTGTAGCACCACCAATTATTTTTGGAGATTCTAATATATCAACTGTTTCATCATCGGTTTCAGCATTTGAACCAATCATAACGGACATAGCTTTAACTTTAGATAATTCATATGAGTATAAGCAGTTTATTTCTTATATTCCAACTTCTCAATATCGTTATGTTTCTTTCTCAAATTCTAACAAACCAATTAAAAGCATAAATATAAATATCTACTGGAAAGCAAGATTGACCGGTGAATTAGTACCCCTTAAGATGAGTAATTTATCTAACATTTCAATTAAATTCCTTTTTGAAAAAATAAATTTTATCTAGAAAATTACAAATACATAAATAACATATAATTTATTTTCTCTAATACATTATATATATAATATGACTTCTATACAAAAAGTTAAAGTCTATGACTCTAGAATTATCCAAAACGGTACATCATTTGCCGTTCAAGAAGGTGCGATAAGTTTAAGTAATGTTCCATTTCAAGCCATTACATCATCATCTTCTAATTTATCCTTTAATATTAATACACCTTCTAAAAATGTATTTATGGATAGGAAATTAGCTCTAAGTACTGGTGTTATTATGGCTATTGACGTTCATCTGTTAAATAAACCTACTGCTGCTGGTGGAGAAGATGCAATACCTGTTCCTATTTTAAGATTTGGTGATAACTGTGCTTTATGTGCCTTTCCTTTACAAAGCTGTATGAACTCTTTGAATGTGATGATTAATAACACAAATGTAACTGTTAATCAAAAAGATATTTTAAATGAACTCTTACGCCTTACAAATATGAAATCTAACCGTAAATTAAGAACTACCCCCACAATGTTAGATAAATATGCGTTTTATGGGGATGCCAATAATAATATTAACTCTCCACTAATGGGTTACGGTAAATCATTCGATGCCGATTCAGTTAGTAATGGTGCTTTTAGTTCTATTGAATGGTGTGATATCAATGGAAATCCTCAACCTGAACCAACATATCCAACAGACGCTGCTTCATACGGAGCTAATAAAGTTAAGACTTTTTATTTTAAATTTAGCGTCACAGAAAATCTGGTTTTATCTCCTTTTATTTTCAACGAGGAAGAAAGTGATAGCGTAGGTCTTTATGGTGTTTCTAACTTGTCTATCAATGCCACTTTTGGAGATGTCTCACGCACCCTTAGAATTTACAACGATTCAGGAACTACAGCAGGAAACTATAATGCTACATTTAATAATTGTCGTTTTGCTTCTCAAAATCCATTTGTTACTCCTACTATTAACTGTGTTTTTAGAACACCTCCACTATCTCATTCTCTTCCACAAGTTAATATTCTTCCTTATATGGAAACTCCACGCTATATATCACCACAAAAAGGAAGAACTTTACAACCAAATGACACAGCCGAATTAATTAGTGATAACATTGTTATGAATCAAATCCCCGACCTTCTTTTAATATATGTTAAGCCAGGACTCGTTCAAGACCCAACTTATGGAGATTTTTATTTACCACCCAAAAATATCGCAATCTCATATGGAACCCAAGCAGGAATTATGAGTACAATGACACAAGCTCAGCTTTTCGAAATCTCAGTTAATAATGGGCTAGATATGGATTATAATCAATTCAGGGGCTCGGCTCATATGGAAAATCAAGCTCATAAAGTCCCATTAACTGGTGGCTTCTTGGTTCTTAAACCTGGTCAAGACTTTGCTTTAGCTACTGGAGAAGCACCTGGGCTATTAGGAAACTGTAATATTCAGTACAAAATTACAGTTCAAAACACCTCTGGAAAAGTTATCACCGATCCAACTATCTATACGATGGCTATAAATTCTGGATTTTTTGAAAACGAAAATGGTGTTAGTAAATCTTACACTGGTGTTTTGTCTGAAAGTGATATTATCTCAGCCCCTGTTGTTGGTGAAACTAAAGATTTACAGCGTATTATTGGAGGATCATTTTGGTCTAAAATTG